ATTGTTAATCCATTCTTAGATACTGTACAATCACAAAGTGGTTTAAGTGCGTTCAGAGTGGTAATGGATGAAACGAATAATACACCTGACACAATTGATAGAAATCAATTAGTTGGACAATTATTCTTACAACCTACAAGAACTGCTGAGTTTATTGTATTAGACTTTACAATACAACCAACTGGTGCTTCTTTTCCAGAGTAATAGTTAGTTAAATAACTAAAGAAAAAGGGATTTATAGAAATATAAGTCCCTTTTTTTTATATTTATTGATATTTATATATGAAGTTAAGTGTAACAAAACTTATATATTTTACATATTAGGAGAAATTTAATGGCAATAGGTGAATTAATAGAACCAAATGATTTGATGTTTAGGAATTGGGAGCCTAAACTTAAAAATAGATACATAATGGACATCGAAGGTATAAATGCATATACTGTAAAAGCTATGAATCGTCCATCAATTGAATCAGAAGAAGTTGCTTTACCACATATGAATGTAACAAGATATGTTAAAGGTAGAACACAATGGCAACCAATTGATATAACTTTATACGACCCAATCGTACCAAGTGCAGCTCAACAAGTAATTGAGTGGATAAGATTATCACACGAATCGGTAACAGGTAGAGATGGATATTCTGATTTCTACAAAAAAGAAGTTAAATTTAGTCTATTAGGGCCTGTTGGTGATACTGTTGAGTCTTGGACATTAGTTGGTACTTATATACAAAGTGCTAATTTTGGTGATTTAGCGTTTGAGGATTCAACTCCTGTTGAAATCACTTGTACTTTAAGATATGACTACGCAATACTTAACTTCTAATAAATTAATAGTATAATATATAATTTAAGAAAAACCCTTGAATAAAAATCGAGGGTTTTTTTATTTTATATATATTTATATATGGAGATGTTAAAATGAAAACAACATTTGACGAAATAATAAAAGTGGTTTTAGAACATGAAGGTGGTTATGTGAATGACCCGGATGATGCTGGAGGTGAAACCAAATATGGAATCGCTAAAAGATGGTATCCTGATGTGGACATTAAAAATCTTACAATAGAGCAGGCAAAACACATATATCATACAGATTATTGGAAACCTGCTAAATGTGATTCAGTTCCTCCACAATTGAGACATATTTATTTTGATATGTGTGTTAATTTTGGTAGAAGAGGAGCTGTCAAGGTTTTACAACAAGCTGTAAATTCTAAAACAAGAAACAAAATTGAAGTAGATGGTGGAATAGGGCCAAAAACTATAAACGCTATACAAAAGTTAAGTGTTGAAAGAGTAAGAGCATACAGAGTTTTAAGATTCGCAAACATAGTTATCGATAAACCAAACCAAGAGAAATTTTGGTTAGGATGGTTTAGACGAGCATTGGAGGTATAAAATGGCAGAACAAAAGTTCCCAAGTGAAGTAATTGATTTACCAAGTGAGGGTAAGTTATATCCAGAAGGACATCCTTGTAAGGATGGTAAAATAGAAATAAAATATATGACAGCTAAAGAAGAAGATATTCTTACTTCAGCTAATTTAATAAAAAAAGGATTAGTTATTGATAGATTGTTAGACTCCTTAATTATCACAAGGGGTGTTAAATGTAATGATTTATTGTTAGGTGATAAAAATGCTGTTATGGTCGCGGCTAGAATATTAGCTTATGGGCCTGAATATGAATGTAAAATACCAAGCTCAGAGGGTGGAATTGAACTCGACCATACATTTAATTTAGCAGAATGTCCATTTAAAAAATTACCTAAAGATGTTACCGAAAATAAGTTTGAAGTTGAATTACCAATATCAAAAACAAAAATATGTTTTAAGTTGTTAACAGGTATTGAGGAAGAACAGATTCAAAAAGATTTAAACGCTTCTAAAAAAATTGGTTCTCAAGTTACTCCTGAACTTACAACACGATTAAGATATTCTATAGTATCAGTAGATGGTGATGAAAAACAATCTGTTATTAATGAATTTTCACAAAATATGTTAGCTAGAGATTCTATGTATTTGAGAAAAGAAATGAGAGATGTAACACCTGATATTGATTTATCACAAGAAATAGAATTAGGAGGTGAGTCCGTCAAGGTAGATATACCGATGACGGTTGGGTTTTTTTGGCCTGACACCGCAGGATAAACCTAAACTTTACGACCAAATTTTTCAATTAATGTATTATGGAGCTGGTTTTACACACTCTGACATATATGAAATGCCTATTTATTTAAGAAATTACTATTATAATAAATTGGTAGAAACTCGTAAAAAAGAAAACGAAGAAATAAAAAAATCACAGAGAAAAAGTCAACCAAAAATTGCAAAACCTACCATCAATCCAAGATTTAAAAGATAATTTTTCACAATTTTGATATTTATATATGAATAGATACATCCAAAATAGGAGAGTGATATGTCAAATAAAAAATCATATATGAATAAGTCTAACCTCATAACTGAGGGATTTTTTGATAAGTTAAAATCTTTATTAGGTTTAGATAGTAAAAAAGTAAAAATCCTAAAAAAAGATAAAAAAATTAATCAAAATTTAAATAACTTAAATAAATCTTGGTCTAATATCGAAAAACATATCGCAAAACAATATGGACAAAAAGTTAAGTTTAATAAATTTAAACTAAGTGACTTTATTTAGAGAATAATTAATGGCTGATATGAATCCAAAAAATGTAAAAGCTTGGGCAAATGAATACAAAAACGCCAAAAATGAAATTCAAGAAATAAGAGACCTCACATTTGAGTTAGCAAATGCTAATGAAGGACTGTCTAAATCTCAAATAAAACAGAATCAAAATATGGCTGTGTTTCTTGATGCGACTGAAAAGGCTGCTAAAGCAGGTAAAGCTAATTTAGATGTTTTAAAAGACAGAGCTACACTTATAAAAGACATTTCAAAAGGTGAGATGAGTTTAAGTGGTGTTAAAGATAAACAACAAGATATTGATAAACAAATATTAAAAATACAGAGAAGATATACAGGTGTAAATAAAGCAAAAGGACAACAATTAATATCAGAACTTAAAGCTAATAAAAGTATGCTTAGTGCTGAAGAAAGTAGATTAAAAGTTCAAGAGTTAGGAAATAAAGCTATAGAATCAGCTGATGAACTAACTGGTGGAATGGCGAGTAAAGCTAAAGATGCGGTTAAATCATTTAAAGAATTAGGACCAGGAATTGGTATGGCAGTTGTTGGATTGACTGCAGCGGTCGCATTGTTAACATCATTTAACACTCAACAAGAAGCTATAGCAGACCAATTTGGTGCTATAGGTGTTGTTAGATTGAGAGATGAATTAGATACTGTAAATACTAATGCTCAGAAATTAGGAATACCTTTAACTGAAGCACAAAAAACAGTATCAGATTTATCCAATCAATTTGGTATAGGAGTTAGTGAGGCTACTGAGTTATCTAATGCTGTTTTTGAAACCTCAAAAGGTTTAGGAATAAGTGTAGATGAATCTGCAAAATTACTTGGAACACTTACTACAATAGGTGGACTATCAAGTAAACAAGCTACAGACTTAGCAAAACAAGCTCAGTCCTTAGCATTTGCTAACGATGTCGCACCAGATGAAGTTTTAAAAGATGTTGCAAATAATACTGAATTATTTGCTAAATTTGCAAAAAATGGTGGTTCAAATGTTTTAAGAGCTGCTATTCAAGCTAGAAAACTTGGAATAGAAATTGGTGATGTTGCAGACTCAATGTCGGGTATGTTAGATTTTCAAGATTCATTGAATGCTGAGATGGAAGCTTCTGTAATGTTAGGTAGAAATGTAAATCTACAAAAAGCTAGAGAGTTAGCATTAAGTGGTGACATTGAAGGATTCCAAAAAGAAATTTTAAAACAAGTTGGTTCACAGGCTGAATTTGACAAAATGAATATTTTACAAAAACAAGCATTAGCTAAAGCTACTGGTTTAAGTGTAGATAAATTAGGTAAGATGGTTTCAAAAGAAAAAGAAGCAGCCACTCTAGCTGGTGAAATGAATAAACAAAAAATTTCAGATTTAGTTCCAGAAAACACTATAACAGAACTAGCTAAGTTGATGAATGAAATGAAAGGTTTGGGGATGGAATTGTCACAGACATTAGGACCAGCTCTTAATGCGATAATGGGAATATTTGCTACCATGGCTAAAGTTCTTTCACCAATAATAAGTAATGTGTATGTATTAGGAACTGCAATTGGTTTACTAACTGCTAAAATGTTAATAAATACATCAGCTACACTTGCAAATTCTATAGCTTCACTTAAAAATATAGGTGCTAAAAAAGCTGAAGCTATACAAACTGTAGTATTAACAACCAATAAAGCTGGTGAAACTGTTGCAACAGTTGCAAACACAACTGCTGAAACTGCTAATACTGTTTCTAAAACTTCAAAATTAGCTACTTTAGCATCTCTAGCTTTAGCTGGTGCTGGATATGTTGCTTCAATAATTGGTAGTACAACAGGATTGATAGCTAATACAGCCGCAACAATCACAAACACAGCTGTTAAGGGAGCGTCAGCAATAGCTTCTTATGCAGCTTCTGCTGGAGCTATGGTTTTAGCAGCTGCTAATTTCTTTGCAGGTGCTGCAGCTGGTTCACTCGCAAGTTTTGGTTTTGGTGCACCCGCGTTAATAGCGTTTGCTGTCGCAGGTATTGCAGCTATGGTTACGGGTATAATGAAAGCGAGAAGTGCTGGTGATATGATGAGTCCAGCTGGTGGTAAAACAATGGTGTCCACAAAAGAAGGTGGATTATTTGAAATGAGTAAAAATGATGATATATTAGCAGCTCCTGGTTTAGCAGCTGCAGTTGGTGGTGGTGGGACGACAAGTGTTACTAATGTTGATACATCTGGTTTAGAAAGAGGTAATGCAGAGGTTAAAAGTGAGATGGCTGGTCTTAGAGAAGAGATGAAATCTTATTTTGGTTTTGGTGGTAGTGCAATAAAAGGTATTGGTTCAAGAGTTGGTGATTCAGTTGAGAGAGGAAAATAAAGGAGATATGAATTGTCTTTAGGAAATTTAAAAAATATATTTCAAACAAATGGAACAACCACTGGTACACCACAAATGCCACAAAGGTCTAGTTTGACAAATTTAAATAGTAATTTTGATGATGTTACACCTCGTGGTTTTTCAAGTCTTTTGGATTTAAAAACAATAACAGGTAC